AAACGAGTTGAGGTGGGATCCAGGGCCGGGGAAAAATGGGTCCGACAAGGCAAAAACGGTAGGTACGCAGCGGTTCCCTTCGAGAAAAAACCGTTCTCCGGGGAAAAATCAGGGAACCTGGCTCAGGACATAAAAAAACTGGTAGCCAAGAACAGACAGGGCAAGGAGCAGAAACTTACCAAAACGTTCAAGGACGAGTTCGGCAACCCCTTAGCCGGTAAGGTGGCAAGGGTGGGGGAGGTACGGGAGAACCCCAGTTTGTCCGGTCTGACCAAGTTCCAGTACGTTAACCCCTCCGGTAGGGTTTCCAGCGTGTACATGACGTTCAGGACGGTTTCCGACAAATCCTCGGGTTGGCAACACCCCGGCTTCGAGGGGTACAACCTTTTTAAACAGGTTGAGGAGTACGTGGAGTCCGAGTTAGAAAATATTGTGAACACGCTTTTGTAGTGGTAGTATAAAGTTTTATAAGGAGTTAGGGTATATGAGTAACAGGTTTGGCTTCGCTTTCCCAGAGCTAGTTGTGGAATCGGTGATCCGGGACGGGTTGCTGGATCTGAAGAACAATCCCGGGTTCCTGGATGACGTTTTGGCGGAGTTGACCAAACCCTACGCCGACCGTAAGTACGGGACCTCCGAGGTTCAGAAGGTAAAAACCCTGATCCAGGAAGAAAACATAGCCGTGGTTCACGCCTTGCATGACGGGGCTGCCAAGAACCCGGCTTACTCCATACAGTTAGGCAACGACACCGAGGACAAGAGAACCTCCCACCTGGATGATTTTGAAGCGGATTTCCGGGAGACCACCACGGACGCCGCCACGATAGCCTCCCGTTTGAAAGAAACAAACGTAATTCCAAATAGTTACAACGAAACTACCGGAATGGTAGAGGTCCCCGACACCGTGGATCTTTCCGACGTTTATTCATCCTACATCTACGAGGATGGTTCCGGAAACGAGTTCAAATTGGGTTCCGGGATATCCAACACCCCAGGTAACAAGTTCTTTTTCATAGAACCCAACCAGACCCCAGACATATCTAACCCGGGGGAATTAAGATCGTTTTTGACCGAGGATCAGTTCGAGGTCAGGGGGGTGCAGCAGAACGTACAGATCCTCGTAGGGGTGCATTCCAAGGAGCCGTTACTGACCAAGTACCTGTACGTCATACTTAAGTTCGTCCTCAACTCCCGTAAGAAAGATTTGATAAACCGGTGCCTGGATCGTATGACTTTGCAGGGCTCCGATTTTACCCGGGACCTGGAGTTTCAGGGGGATAGGGTTTACAACCGGTTCCTGACCGTTAACGGCTACGTGGAGGACGTGTGGAGGTCCGACCAGGTTAACCTCATAGATGCTGCAGAGATAGAAGCCGATCCGGTCGAAGATTGTTGACCGGTTGGGGTATAATTAGGACATGAACGGGAAGAAAAAGACCAGGAAAACCTCTACTAGAAGAGGGGGTCGAAAAAAGACCAAGAAAAACAAGGTTTTGAAGGATACCCGGATGACCTTGAAACAGTTCTTCTCCTGGTGTAGGAATACCGGTCGGATAAAACCTGAAAAAGAACAGGAACTTACGACCTTTCTTCTGGTAGATAATAGATTGACAGAAAAAGAAGAGAAAGAAACGTATCTAAAAGCCCTTGCTAAGTATTGAGGAGATAAACTATGGCAATCGTAAAATCCTTCAACGGTCAAAGTATCCGAAAACCCGGAGCGTACTCCCGGTTCAAGGTTGATAACTCAGCCGGTGCCCCCTTGGGTTCAAACAGCACGCTTTTCCTCGTGGGGGAGGCGGCAAAAGGTGCTCCCGGGAGCACTACCGGAGTACTACAGTTCCAAGCCGAGCAACTTAACGACCTCATCGCGTTGTACGGTTCTGGCCCCATCGTAGACGCAGCTGTGGCCTCCGTAAGACCCTCCAACACCCCCGGGGTAGGCGGAGCCGGTCGTATCCTGGTTTGGAAAACCAACGCCTCCACGCAAGCCGAAGCCGATCTCACGATCGATACCGGTGGTTCCGATCTATACAACGTAAAAGATCGAGCCTACGGCGAGGAAGGTAACGACCTTCAGGTTATCGTGGAGGACGGAGATACTTCGGACCAGAAAGCCATCTCCGTTTCTAAACTGGCGGACACGACGGAGGATCTGGGCCAGAACGCTGCCCAGAACGTCCTATCCATCCAGTACACCGGGGACGCCTCAACGGCGGAACTGACCATCTCAGGTGCTTCCAGGGCTGCCCTGGCGCTATCCACTACCCTGGCAGGGGACCAGACCGACGGTTCAGCTGACCTCAGCATCACGCTCTCGGACTACACCATGAAGCAGTTGGTGGACTTCATCAACTCCCAGACGGGCTACACGGCTTCCTTGGAAACCTCAGCCCTGGCTGTGACCGACGCCGAGCAACTGGATCCGGTTTCAATCGCGGACGTAAAGACATCGGCGTCGAACCTTAAGAGGTTGCAGTACGAGATCCTGGACCTGCTTAACTCTAGCGAACGTATCGAGGCTACGATCGACACCTCGGTTATCGAGGAAGGGTTGTTGGATAACCAGACCGGGCTATCCCTTACAGGTGGTGCTCAGGGAGCCTCTACCAACCAGGACTTCAGTGACGGTTTTAGCCAATCCTTGGCAAACGACTACAACGTACTCCTGCCATGTGTATCCAGGGACGCCTCCGAGGATATCTCAGATGCGGACCTAGGTTTCACGGATGCGGCATCCACCTACACGATCGCCTCTGTGATAGCAGCGGCGGATGCCCACCTTACTACCCGATCCAGCACCAAGAACCGAAAAGAGGCTCAGGGCATGGTTGGTATCCGTAAGAGCGCCAAACAGGACGCCTTCGACGAGATCGCAGGTATCGGTTCCTACTTCATCCAAGCCGCCATGCAGGACGTGGTGGTACTTGATGCCACCGGTAACGCACGGGTTAAACTTCCCCACGTCTTCGCCGCTCTCTGTGCAGGCATCCGGTTGGGTACGTCGGTAGGGGAGCCTCTGACTCACAAGTTCCTGAAGGCCCTTCAGGTAGGACACGTGATCAACCCCAACACCCTCCTGGAGGACGGGGATTTCAACCCAGGAACGGACGCTGACACGGCCATCGATGCCGGGGTTCTGTTCTCCGAACCTAAGAACAACGGGTACCGTATCGTGGTGGATAACACTACCTACGGCCAGGATCAATCCTTCGTCTTTAACCGAGGTTCGGTTATCGAGGCTTCACAGTTCGTTTACAAGACCCTCAGGGAAACCGCTGAGTTGGTTTTCGTGGGTCAGAAGGTCTCGAACGGGTTGGCCTCCTCGATCAAAACGACGGTCCGCAACAAACTACGTGAGTTGAACCAACCGGACGTGCAGATCATCACCTCCAGCGACGACGCCCCGGAAGGGTTCGTTGAGGAAACTTTTGTTGTGACAGTTTCGGGAAACACTGCTAATGTTCAAGTTGAATTCAAACCGGTGCAGGGTCTAGACTTCGTCTTCTTCAACTTCACGCTAGGTGACATCCAACAAAGCGCCTAACGAACGAGGGGCTCTGTCTCAGGAGCCCCTTCTCAACACCCACTTGGCTTGGCCTGCATCGTAGATCCTCACCCATCCCAGTTCTTCCGCGTGGTGTTTCTCGGATAAACCCCTCTCGTCCATGTTAGCCCTACACGCCAACCTGTTGTAGGTTCTCCTCAGATCCGTCCACCTCCACCCAAGGGTCGTTCTCTTAAGTTCAAACCCTAGTTTTTTTAAGGAGGACCCGTCCGCGTACCTAAGGTCCACGAAGGATTGTACGTCCACCGGGTGGATCTGCTGCAGCCTTTTCAGTAACTTGGAGAACCCGCCGTTCACCACCGTGTTTTTCAAGGAAGCGAGTCTGGATATATCTATCCTACCTCCCCAACCCCTCGTATAGGTAAGCACCATGACCAACTCGTCTCGTAGATAAAGCCCGAGCCCCTTTGACCGGGTGGATCCCTTGCCCATAAGGTGGTTGTCCTCCAGGAAAGCGGAAGCCGTCTTGTAATCAACCTCCCTCAGGTGGGTTTCCCGGGCCCCGATCCGCCTGTCCGCCTTGTTGAGGAGCACCTTTACCATGGACCTCACGATGTCTTGTTTAAACTCCCACTCGTCCTGCAGGAACTGTAACACCCGGACCCCCTTCTCCTCCGCTCTTACCCGTTTGTTCCAGTGAACGTACCTACCTCTAATTGGTTCCGAGTGCCAGTAGAGGCCCCCGGGGTCCAGGGCTAGGTTATGTTCTGGAAGGTAAAGGTCCAGTTCCAACCCGTCGAGGACGTCACGATCGTTCCTGACGTAACCCACCCCCAAAGAGGTTAGGAAAACAGCCATCTCCTCCTCCAAACCGGAGGTCCTCGGTCTGTTACCTTTTTTATAGGTTTCCCAAGCCTTCCTTTTTATCTCGTTAACCTTCATGGGGTTGGTTTCCCCGTACCTCTTTAACATGGTGTCCTCGTACCTGGTTCTGGCATCCTCGGTGCTGGATGCCTTGCCCGAACATACACGACACCGGGGAGGGGAGTCGGGGTAGTTAAGCATGGCCTGGGGAGTTTTATATATGGTTCTGTCACAACCGGTACACCTGAGGTTAAGTTTCTCGGTGTTGCCAACGTAGGTCGAGGGTATGTCCTGGTTGTGGGTCCTTAGGTAACGCCTCAACTTGGAGGTGTAGGTTATCGCTACGCGGCCCCGGGTCTTAGCCAACCTTATCCCGCACGATCTGCAAACCGGGGGTTTACCCGGGTCCTTCAAGGAGTTCCCCACGTGGGGTTTGAGTTCCGTTCCACACTCGTGGCAGGGTATATCGTACTTACGATCCTCCCCTAACCTTACACCCCCTACCACCTCAGGCGAATAGAACTTGCTCAGGTATTCTTTTAGTCTAGTTTCGGTCCTGACCC